ATGAGAGCCACCAAGGAGTGCGTACATATCGACAGAATCCCGTCGATAGCTTGCAGCGCCACGTCCAGAATCAAGGACGGGGCGGTGCATCAACGCTTTACACACCCAGTATCTGCCTCCTCGTGAGAAGAAGCAGTGGGGAGATGTAAGGTGTTGATCAGCCCACGAGTCAATACCCGAATCAGCATTCCCTTTAAAGGGTCTGAAGAATCGGAAACGATGAGGAATTTGGTCCAGAACAAGGGACCATGTCTCCTCAAAGAAATCGGAGACTATCCGACTTCTCCTCGTCAGGTTGAGCCACTTGAATAACGACTCGAGCGAATCGAGCGCATAATCCAAGGTGTACGGACGAACGTCAACCCCCCCGAACCAGTCTGAACCGCAGGATTCTCTGAAAGGACCCGTTAAAAAGGTCTTACTCGCGTTTGGAGAGAAGCCAAGCACTTTTAAAAGTGAGAGGACTCTCTTCGCATGCTTGCGGCGGACGATTATGTCATCCCCGTAAACGGAAAAATCCGTCCCGGGAACTCCACAATCGGACGCCGAACAACAAGCAGCGAATATCAGAGTTTCCAGCGGAAAACAGAAGCCGTTCCCCATAGAACAAAACTTATGGTAAGGGTAAACCTTACCGCCAAGTTCGTATCTATGTGACCGAATGGAATCAAGAAACTGAAACCATTCAGGGGGCATTACGGATCGAGTGAGACCGATTGAAATGTTATCCGAAGCGGACGACAAATCAATCGTAACAAACGATTCGTCAGAATCATCGAGCGACCCAGAGCGGGCCATTCTTTGATTCAGGCTCTGGTCCCTCAAATCGATACCAATGCGGGTCAGGCGTTTACGCATGACCTCATCAGTACCTTTTTGAAGGTAACCATTAAGCAACGGCTCGACGGCTATAGCACGATGTGTTATAGCAATCTTCGGGACAAAAGATACTTTGTTATTTGACACTATTCGAGTTTTTCTTGAATACTGGCTTTTAGCAGTATCCCAGTCCAAGCATGAAATGAGGTTCTTATCACAGAGAAGCAAATCCCTGAGATGAGGATTCCTCATAACGGCCCAGTACCCGTAAGTGTACGCACCAGCAGACACGGTCCACTTTTCAGCTGCAATTTTCCGCAGCAGATTAGTTGCATTGCCGTGTACGCCGAGGGAAGCGCCCGCACCAAACGCACAGCTGTCAAAAATCTCATCCAGGTTTGGAGCCTCACCAAGTGTAAACTTGATAAAGTTCCGTACCCTGGAAAGAGACTCTTCATACGGAGAGCGACGATTGTCGTAGAGAAAGAACTTCCGGTTTAAGCGCTTACATTTGCGCTCAGCCTGAAGAAATTTCTCCGTAGCCCTGAGTTCCGGATTGGTACCTACCAACTTCGGATCCCAAGGATACTTCCGTATCAACTGTGAAAACTGATTCACCACAAAATGCGTCGTGGTGTCGGAATGCACTTGCTCCGACAACGAATCAGCGTAGAATAAACACGAGGCATAGTCTTTGGAGTGAAACAAGTCTCCAAGTTTCTTAACCTCGGGGATATCTACATGGTGCGAAAATAACTCGTGTAACACTCTTCTGTATAAACTAAAAGAGTCGACACGAAGCTTCTCTCGAACAGCGGAGTTCGAACGATGCTTTCTGGGATACATAACGTCTCCTAGAAGATACTTCAAACTGATATAATATCAGGAAGAAGATACAACGATCTAGAATAACTTATATAGTAGATATGCTAGCCACGCATTAGCGGCTATCACAGCTATTACTTTCGTTATTGTAGCAAGGACAAAGTCAATCCAGTCCTCTAACCGACGAGGCGGCCTTGAAAGCCGCCTATCAGTAAGAGATTTGCTGGTTCTTGACGTGTGTCTTGAAGGAGGCACTCGCAAGGAATGCCCCCATATCGTTGAGCAACGTGTCGATATCTCCGCCCGCGCAGCCGACCGGAATCGAGACGTCAATGGAGCAGATCGTGTCCCCGGTAGGGGACAGAGCGCCCGTCAACGTCAGGGTCCTGGTCAGTTTTGCTTGGGTGCGGCCTAAACCAGAGAAACTCACCGTAGGCTTGGGAGCCACACGGGAGAGTTTCGCATCGTCTTTCGTGGTGACCGTTTTTCCGGACCCCACGTAGCCGATCGAATCCTTTTGAAAGGAATCCGAGGTGTAGGTTTTTGCATTGATCGACAACGACATCGGGATAACTCCCTAGTTGTTGAGCTGTAAGGTCGAAGCCGTCGACCACGGCGAGGCAGAACGCCCCACTGCTCTCACCTTAGCGATGCCCAGGGGCACCACCGAAGTAAGAACGAGCCACCACTGATAACAAAGCCAGTGTGTCGGCAACCCGGATAAGTGACGAGAACTTAAAATCAGATCTTATCACTACACCCGGAGCACCAATAGGCCCGCGGAGCTTCGTCTTCAGAGACCCGGAACAAATCCCGGTATCTGGACGAAGCAGGATAAAGGGACCTTGCGGAACGCTCGCAAGAGCGAAATGCGTGGTCCTAAGTTCTCTATCCTGGACTAAACATCCTCCTATCTGTTTATAGCCTGGAGCAGGGGTTATAGCCTTCAGATAATCCCCGAAGGATACAAACCAGTCAGCGACGAATGAGAACGGGAGAAGTTCCCAGGGCAGAGTAAAAAGCCCCTTTGCGGTAAAGCCGATATTACTACCGACGCTCGCAAAGTATTCGTCTATTGCCATGGCACGCACGGTCAAAACATCGGTCGTAAGACTTTGGACCTTTGTAATGCACGTACTGTCGTGGTTAATTTCACCTTCAGATAGTCTCTGTCTCCTAATGGTTAAGGAGGCTCGACTAGTCTGACGGCGGATGCCGACAGGTAGCTTCAGACCACCAGCAATGGTTTCCACACTGTTTATGAAAGGTTTAATTCCATAACGGTATGCTAACCATGCCTCGGCAGGGCCCATTTGTCTCATCCTCTTTCCGTTTTTGTTAAAGAAAGAGAACAAGTACTTAAAGGGTCCTGAGAAGAGGCGAAGGGTTTGGCGAATCTCGGCGGCATCTTCGAATAAATTCGCAGATGCCATACCGCGTTCCGCCGCCGCCTTGGTAGAGACTTCAGTGCAGAGATCCAATACTTCCTCTCCAGGAATTATTGGTTCCCCAACCGCAATCGGCTGATTAGGATTGCTTCCGTTAATCCAAAAAGGAAACCACGGACCATTCCAAGACACAACCTCTCTGCCACCTGAAAGGCAGTTTGGAGGTGTCAAGGGATGGGTGGTACGGACGCAACCAGAACCGGCTGAATTGAGGTCAGATACCCTTTTCGTTTGCGACATACTCGAGAAGATAAATTCTCCTCTAGCCTGCCGCTTATGAAAATCGGGTGTTACGTAATCTCCCATGGTTTCAATGATGCCGACTTTACAGGGTATGAAGGGAGGGACGACGTTCGGCTCTATGGCACCGCCACAAGAGCTATTGTCCCTCACCAACGTACATGTAGGGCCGTCAACAAAGGTTCCACGGGTTCGAATACGTAGGTCGCTCACTGTTGTCTCCATCTGGTGTTGTTAAGGGCAGATTAAGCCCAGCTCGAGAGCTTCTAGGTGTAGAAAGTAAGGGTGATACGTAAGAGCAGCTTTGCGCGAGTTGCAGAGCAGATAGGCATTACTACCTATCTACTAAGCTACCCCTCTTTCAGGGTAGACGAACATCGCCATTGTCCTCTCTTGCGTACCAACGAATCCAAGAATGAGAATCCCGGAAACCCACAAGGTTTTTAAACCCTGAATGGGAAACGAGGAAGAGCTACACAAAAGGATTCGATCCCTTACTCTCATTTCCAAATAAATCTAAGACGTGCCTGAGCATCACACAGCTCATCGTGAGAGGCTTTCGGCATAACCTAGACCAAAATGGAATCGGCGTTAGCCGACACTTAGGAGCT